GTGCGACCGGCCTCAACGACAGCAACGTGAACGATCGCGTTCTTGCCGCAAGCAAGCGCACGTCTGTCACGACGTCGAAGATCAGCATGAACACCGAAGAAGTTATCGCGGAAGTTCGTATCCCCTACGAAGTTCTCGAAGACAACATCGAGCGCGGCAACTTCCAGGACACGATCCTGGCTCTCGTTGCTCAGCGCGGTGCCCTCGACTTCGAAACCCTGCTGATCTCCGGCGACAAGACGATCTCGTCTGCCACCGACGACCTGCTCTGCCTGCAGAACGGCATTCTGAAGCGCTTCACCTCGAACATCGTCGACGCCGCTGGCGAACAGATGTCGCTGGCGCTCTGGAACCGCCTGAAGAAGTCCCTGCCGACGGCCTACCGCCGCAACCTCGCAGCCATGCGCTACTTCACGTCCATGGACAAGGAAAGCGACTGGCGCGTAACGATGGCCGGCCGTCCGGGCGCGCTGGGTGACAGCATCGCCGTTGGTGGTCAGCCGGTTGCCGCTCTCGGCATCCCGCTCGCGCCGGCAGCCCTGATGCCTGACGCGAATGTCGTCTTCACCGACCCCAAGAACATCATCTGGGGCCTGCAGCGTAACGTCCGCATCGAGACCGACAAGGACATCCGCTCGCGTGAAGTGATCTTCGTCATCACTGCACGTATCGCCATCCAGGTCGAAGAAGAGCTGGCCGGCGCCAAGCTCATCAACCTGGGCTAAGCGAACATCTGTAGGCGTGGGGCTTCGGCCCCTCGCTTCTCCTACGCCACCCAACCGCTTCCCGGAAGGACGCAGACATGACCATCAAACTTTCCAAGAGCACTGCCGGCCGCGTGGACGGTGGCTCCAACCAGCACCTCATCATCGCGATCGCCCAGCAGCACGCCCGCCAGGCGGCTTCTGGCATTGTCGCACTTACCGACAGTTCCGGCGGCACGGCGTCGACCACGCGTTCCGTCGTCTCTATCCCGGCAGACCTCGCCAACAAGGCAGCCTCTGGCTCCGACCTGGCCACTGCCGCTTCGGCCGTCACCCAGCTCACGCTGGTCAAGGACGCCATCCTCGAACTGGCAACGAAGGCGAAGGCTGTTGCTGCTGCAATCGGCGTCCCTGCTGCCGACCAGCTCACCTATAACGGTGGCGGCACGGCGGCCGACGGCACGATCGGCGCAATCGGCACCACGACCGGCGCAGCAACTGGCGCACAGGCGAGCAACGTCAACACGAGCATCCTGGCTCTGGACGGCGCGCTCTACACGGTCTCCCGCTTCGTCTCGCAGCTTGCCACCGCAGAAGGCGTCAACACGCTCAGCACCGCAAAGGACCTCGGCACGTTCGCAAAGACGGTTGCCGCGATCACGATCGGTGCAGGCGCTGATGCCGCTCCTGGCGTCAAGAAGGCCGAACTCGACGCCAAGCTGGCGCTCTTCGCCAACAACATCGCAACGATCGCGGCTCGGCTTAACGCCCTGCGCGGCACGTTCGTCCCCGAGGTTGTAGTGGTCGCCTAACGGCGGCCATTCCTCTTTCCCGAAACCCCGAGCAGTCCCGCAGAGACGGGCACCACGAGGAGATCGAAATGTCTGATGAAGCAAAGCAGTACCGCGCTACCCTGACACGCGGCATGTACTACGACCACAACGGCGTGGTCTGGAACAACCACACGCAGCCGGAGGGCCAGAAGGCCCACCAGCTCGTCGATGAAGCGACCAAGAAGTACCTCGAAGAAAACGCTGTCGAATTCCGCGAAGTGGACGGCGAGGACTTCTCCATGACGCGCTTCACGTTTACTGACCCGGATGTCGACGTCAACGACGCACCCGCGCCGAAGACCCGTCGTCGTCAGCGCAGCGCAGAGTAACAACAAGGGGGCCTCTAGCGGGCCCCCAAAGTCTATGGAGGCCAGCATGGCAGACTTGATCACCCTCACCGACGCCAAGGCTGGCCTTCCCATTCGTGCCGGCAACACAGAATACGATACGAAGATCGCCGAGCTGATCTCTGTCGTGTCCGGCCAGATCGAAAGGGCATGCCGGCGCTCGTTCAGCGCTGATACCTTTTCTGAGATTTTTCACGTCCAGGCAGGCGCAGAGCGCCATTATGACTTCCTCTCGGACACCAATACATCGGGCATATTCTTCTCGCCCAGCGGCACGCCCATCGTGTTGACGAAGGCCCCGCTGCTCGACCCACTGACGGTCAAGGTCTACTACGACCTGACGCACCGCTTCGCCGACGACACGCTGCTGTTCGATGACCAATATGTCGTGCTCGCGGAAAAGAACTGCATCTACATCAACCGCCCGCTGGTCAAGAGCCGCGACAGCCTCAAGGTGACCTATGACGGCGGTTATGCGGAAGTGCCAGCCGACGTCCGCCTGGCCTGCGTCATGCAGGTCCAGCACCTCTTCAAGCGCTCACTGCCGGAGAACGTCTCGACAGCGTCCGACAAGGACAGCAAGGGCAAGGAAGAATACACGACAAAGTTCGGCCTCCTGCCTGAAGTCGCCAACATGATCGCCGAATACCGCACGCTGCTTCGAGGCCGTGGATGAGCGAGAACCCGATCACAATCCAGATCGGCGGAAGCACCTTCACCGACCTCGACGAGGCAGTAGACTGGATCGTGAAGGAGCTTGATGCCTCTCCCAATCGCGTCGCCCGCAAGGTGTCCGACGCTATGCGACGTTCGTTGCAACGCGTTGCAAAGGCAATGGAGGAAGCGCATTCCTCCGCGTGGAACGGCAACCTCGTCAACAGCGGCAACACGTTGCAGCGCCGCACCGGCGAAGGGCTGAAGTCCATCCGGGACAGTATCTACGTCACAGGTTCAACCGGCAGTGTCGAGGACGTAAAGGGTTCGATCTCTACCGGGTCCATGACCATCCACGAGACCGGCGGCACCATTACCGCCAGGTCCGGCAAGTACCTCACCATCCCTCTCCCTGCGGCATGCGATAGCCGAGGCGTTCCTCTGAGGCGATCGGCGCGGGACTGGGACAAGACCTTCGTCCAGCGCTCTCGCAAGGGCAACCTGATCATATTTCAGCGGCGCGGCCGGGAGCTTGTGCCGCTCTACCTGCTCAAGCCGTCTGTCTATATCCGCCCACGTCTCGGGCTGGAGAAGGCTTACATGAGCGAGATGCCCTACTTCCAGGAGCGCTTGCTCGATCTCTTCGTGAAGGAGCTTAAGCTGTGATTGCAGACCTTCCCCCGGATACCGTCCGCGACCGTATCCTGCAGCATCTTATCAAGCGCTTTCAGGATTGCGTGGCCGGAGAGAATGGCCGCTTCATTACCTGGAACACCGTCTCCGATTGCCCGCTCACGTCTACCGAGACGGCGCTAGGCAATGCGATCGGCATCTACGACGGTCGCGAGCGCAACAGGGACCTGGTCGGGTATTCGACCCGAATTCTCGAAGTCCAAACCGAGTTTAAGATACAATTGGCGATCGGCGACAAGCCCGCCAAAGTCGCCCGCGCCGTCCTCGGCGAAGTCCAGACCGTCATGACCTCCGACATTTACTGCACCGAAGGCCCTATTCAGTTAAGCCTAGATATTGTAGAAAGCGGAAACGAGCTTGACGTAGACGGGCCTCACGATCAGACGGTGGCCGGCATTGTCTTCTGGGAAATTCAATATCGGCACATCGCGGGCAACCCCCGTAAACGACAAGGAGAATAGCAATGACCCTGGGTAACCCCCTCCTGACCCGCAAGGCCGTAGTGCTCGCCGGCGTACAGTCTGGCGTAGGCGTGCCGGCTACACTTACAGCCGCCGCAAACGCAATTCAGGTCACCGACCCCGACTTCTCGGTCGACCCGACCCTTCTCGAACGCAAATTCACGTCTCCGGACCTGTCTCCGTTCCAGCACCTCATCGGCCGCAAGCTCTCCACGATCAAGTTCACGACCGAAGTGCGTGGCAACGGTCTGGAGCAGTCCGGCGTCCTGACCGACGCCCCGAAGCTCGCTACGCTTCTGCGTGGCTGCGGTTACGTCCTGACGGCCATGACTGGCGCGGGCGGTGACAGCGTCGCTCCGGTTATCAGTGACAGCAAAAACCCTGCCACCACGCCTGCCATCACGTGGGTAGTCGGCGGCACGCTCGGCGCCGGCATCACCAAGCCCGTGCTCTATACGATCACCAAGGGTGCCACGACCGCAGTCGTCATCACTAACAACGACAACGCGACCGACAGCGGCGCTGGCTCTGCTACGACCATCGCCTCCGGCACGCCGCTTACCCTGTCGACCGCATCTGGCGTCACGGTCACCCCGACCTTCACCGGCTCCATCCCGACGGGCGCAGTCTTCTACGTCCTCGTCCTTCCGAAGGGCATCAAGGCCACGCCGGTCTCCTCCGGACAGGAGCTGCTGACGATCGAAGCCTACTTCGACGGCCTGAAGCACAAGCTGACGGACGCCATGGGCACCTTCACGATCACGGCAGAGGCTGGCGGCTACTCCACGATCGAATTCACATTTACCGGTTCGTTCAACAACGTCGTCGACGCAGCCGTTCCGGCGAGCCCCGTGTTCGAAGTCCAGCTTCCGCAGCAGGTGGAACTGGGCAACCTCACCTGGGGCTCTGTCGACGGTATCGTCGTCCAGGCGTTCTCCTACGACCAGCAGAACACCATCACGCCGCGCCCCGACGTCAATTCGCAGGATGGCTACAAGGGCAGCCGTATCACCGATCGCCAGCCGTCCGGCAAGATCAACCCGGAAGCGACGCTTGAAGCCGATCAGCCTTTCTGGGCCGACTTCGCCGCCGCCAAGGCAAAGCACTTCATGATGCAGGTCGGCACGTCTGTCGGTAACCAGGTCTGCTTCCACGGCCCTGTCGTTCAGACGTCGCAGATGGCTTACGGCGATCGTGACGGTATCCGTACCTACGAAATCGACCTGCTCTTCAAACGAAACCTGGGCAACGACGAGTTTAACTTCTATTTCTGCTAACAGGGGCGACACTTGTAGGAGACTATAGTGGGCCATACCAACGGGACGATGCAGGTGAAAACCTACGTCGTCCTCCAAAAGAACAACGTGGCGCGTGACGGCGAGCCAAACGAAAAGGTCATCGCCGTCAAGCTAACCCGTGGAGCAGCCCAGGCTATCGTCAATCGAAACCCTGGGACGCGTATCGAAAAGCATCTGGCGGACAAATGATCTGCCAGTTGCAACCCGTTGCAAACCTGCCCTTCGGGGCATTCTCTCACTGAGGAAGACCTATGGCCATCAAGGCACTCAAGCTCGACGCTGTCCACAAGTACGAAAGCGTCTACGACGAAGACAGGGGCACCGACCAGGCAACCGTCTGGCTCATCGGCACGCTCGACAGCCGCACGGCCGGCCGCATCAAGGACCAGACGACCCGTTTCGTTGTCGACGCCAATGCCCCGGACGAAGAAGTCGAAACCGCGATCAACACTTCCGAAGTCAACTATCAGCGCGTCCAGTACGGCCTGAAGGGGTTCGAGCGCTTCCGCGACGAGGCAGGAAACGACATCGCATTCGAGACCGTCTCGCGCCGCCACGGCGGTCAGTCCTACAAGATCGTCGCCGATACCGTCATGCAGAAAATCCCGCAGGCTCTCATCGACGAGCTGGCCGGCGAGATTATCAAGGGCAACGAACTGTCGGTAGCTGACGTAAAAAACTCCGCCAAGCCGTCCTAGCCGTAGAACTCCTCCCCGAGAGGAACTGCGGCCGGTGCACGGCTTCCCAGAAGACCCACTGGGGGTGCAACGGCAACGCCAAGCTCCCGGTAACTCTGGACGGCGAGGATATGCACACCTGCCCTCGCCGCCCAATCCTGGATGATCCTGTCTTCTACGGCGAGCTCTTCTGGAGCTTCCGGAACTTCCAGAAGGGTCATTTCTACGACGAGGGCGCAACCGGCTCACAGCCAGCCGCCCTGGTCGACAGTTTTAGAGTGATGGAGCAGACGCTCGACCTGATCGAAAATCACCGTCGGGAGCAGGACGCCAAGAGAAGAGCACGAGCTAAGAAGGTCCTTTGATCATGGCGCCTACCAATCGCGAAATCACCTTCATCCTGAAAATGAGGAACGCCGCCAAGGCCGCCATCCGCGAGTTTGGCGGCGACCTCAAATCTGTCGCGAACCAGGGCAAGGCTGCCGGCGAAGCGCTGAAGGGCCTCAACGACAAGGCCAACAAGGTCAATCCCGGCAAGCCCTTCAGGGACGGGGCACGAGACGTCTCCTCC